GGTATATTATATAATATACCGCCCAGAATCCGTCTGAATCGTCCTGAATCACAAATAATGACGTAAAAGACCATCTCCACAGGCATTTTATGACGCTAAATGAGTCACGAGTTGAAAAACTGGCAAAAATAGACACTCGCATCAGCGCCAGAGACCTGAACAAATCGTCAAAAATCCCGTTAATGACATAGAATTTATTCATTTTACACAAATCCTGATACTAACTAAGTCGGTCTCGGCCTAACGGCCTCGGCGGCCTTCGGCCGCATCAGCGCCAGAGACCCTAATCAAATCTTCATAGATCCCCTTTTATCACCTATTTCAGTTCCTAGACACAAAAATTATGATACTTACTACATCAACACTTTTTTATTGTTCTTTCTTAGTCCTGTAATCTGGATTTGTGGCTCTTATCTCTGCTGGTGATGTATAAGTCGTCTTATTCAGGTCAAAAGCCTTCTTATACATCAGCTTCTTCTTGTTTGTATTTGGTGTCGCTGATAGAGCATACATGACACCAGTCAGCATCTCTAGCCTCTTACTCTTTGTCAGAGTCTCATCATCGTGTGTGTGCAGCTCATTAATGGCGGCAATAACATCCTTTGGCTTCTTTAATAGCTTTGGCACGTCATCAAAGCCCATATTTGCCAATTTGTTCAGACGAGTCTTATAGGCCTTCACTGTTGACGCTGCTCTGTCACCGGGAGTCACATCATCTGGGAGAATAAAAGGCATCTACTAGGACTGAGAAATATTTAGGGCGATTCATTCAACTTTTTTTCGGCCTTTTCAAAGAACTTATCGTCCTTCTCAATACCAATAGCATTTCTACCCATCTCAAATGCTGTAAAGACACTGTTTCCTGATCCAAAGGTAGGGTCTAACACTGTCCCCCCTGGGGGACAATATCGCTCCACCAGAAATCTATAAAGGTCACAAGGCTTCTCGGTTGGATGCTTGCCACTGATTCCTAGATTTGGTTTAACATTTACAATAGATAAAGCGCATCGTCTCCCTGCTTCTGCTTGTGACCTATTTCCCACCTTTTCTCTAAATCCATTTTTTTCTCCATAACCTTCAGGCTTCCCATACACTAAAGATTTCTTAACAGCACCACCACTTCCTTTAGGAAAATCCCCTTTGATATCAACCCGCTCATAGAATGCCCCAGCCTTACTAAAAATATAGATCATCTCATGACTACGCATTGGCATCTTGTTGGCGCTTAAGAATGATACGCCTCGCTGCTTGTCCCAGACTAAATCGTATCGGAATTCTGATTCGTTGCTCTTAATCAGCTCATAACCGAACTTGGTCGTGCAAAAATGAATCGTCGGAGTGTGGTCAGACTTCCTGATGCGTTTGACTTGTTTCCAGAACTCTTCTAAGTTTATCTTGACATCCCAAGCACATCCTCCCAGAACACCATTTGTATTTTTTCTCTTCTCTTTCTCTTTTCCAGCACCACCTGACAGACATCCAAATGGCAAATCACAGATAATCAAATCTATAGATTTCTCGGGAAGTCCTTTCATGACTTCTAGACAATCGCCGTGGTATAAGGTGAGTTCAGTCATCTTCTTAGAAATAGATTTTTAGCAGACCACTGGCTCATCTTCATCTGTCTCATCCACATCAAGATCAGCAATCCAATCCCTCAGATGGTCAATTAGCTTATCAATATCAATACTATTTAGCAAAGCAACCGTGAGTGTATCACCTAGCTCAAAATGGTCAAGATAAGTCTCACATAGATCCCTCAGACTCCTACGCCTATTATTATACACGATATCCTCAATTGTCTTCTTATCGTCACGCATCTCAGACTTCTCAAGACCCTCGTTATTCTCGGTAATACAACTATACATGTAGCACGTAATGTCGTCAGTAGAGTAGAAGGGCATTTGGGACTCACTTTTTCGGCGGCGGTGAAAATCAACTTTTTTTCAACTTTTGTTTGCTTCTTAAAAATTAAGAAGCAATAAAAAATTAAGATGTCTTTGATGGTCTTATCAGTGCTTCTTAGCAAGCCCTTGAAATGTCCATTCTGTGTGCCAGTGGCCAGGGTAATCCTCTTCAAAGGCATAGTATTTCTCTTCATTACATGTCTTAAAATTATTACCCATAAATGTAGCTAGTGAAGTGTAGGCCTTCCACCCAGGAACAAAATCCTCTTCATTGTAATAAGACATCATACATATCTTAGCCATATCAGAAGGCTTACGAATACGGCCATAGCGTGAAGTTGGGGGCATGTTGTTAGGCATTTGGTTAGGCTCAATTTTTCGGCGGCGGTGAAAATCAACTTTTTTTCAACTTTTATTTGCTTCTTAAAAATTAAGAAGTAAAGAAAAGTCTTTGATGGTCTTCATCGCTTTTTATCTATCATCTTGTATGCTTCAATCGTTGCCTGTTTAAATACAGGCAGATATAATGCTTTTTTCCACGAATTATCACCTTCAATACAATGGATATTATGTTTCTCAACACAATATTGAATTTTATCACACATTTCCTGGTAAGTAGGCTCGGATTTTTTTAAGAAAAGACGGCCACCACGAATACCGAAATTATCAATCAGCCATAGGGGTTCTTTAAGGAGCATCTCATACAGATCATTCTCAATCATATCACTCGCATCATAAATAAGAGAATACTCAGGCATTTGGACTTATACTTAGGGAGGCGGTAAAAAATCAACTTTTTTCAACGCCGGAGCTTTGTCTCAACTTTTTAAACTTGGCATCAATACCTCAAGATTCATGTCGTCTTGCTTCACAAATTTGGAAAAGCGCATATCATGTCCCCAACAGTAAATATGAACTCCATCCCATTTAAGACGAAACTGCTTGTAATTTCTTCCAATCATCTCTTCAACATACACACACTTCTTAGTAATTCTTATAATATTCCAAGCTCTTGTAATAGTTGTCTTCTTCTCTCCACCATACTCTGGGTAAATGATACGCTGTTGTATGAAATAATCGCCCTCTTTCAGATCGCTTATGCTGTGAATGTCATTCTCTTGAAAGACAGGGGCAACATCAGGCTCGTAATGATAAAGAATGTAATGGGGCATTTGGACTTATACTTAGGGAGGCGGTAAAAAATCAACTTTTTTCAACGCCGGGGCTTTGTCTCAACTTTTTAAACTTGGCATCCATCCCATGTTTCGTCTTTTGAAGTCTCAAATACTGTGGGTAAAGAGATACGAGCTTCTTAGAGTCTTCTTCATGCTTCTTTCCCCTATCATCGTGATACAATCCACCCTTACCAAAATACTTCTGTTTCACACAGACCCAATTGAATCGCAAAGTCTTCTTCTCCCTCTCAAAATATCGTATTGCCCTTATCTTATCTTCTAGATTGTCTGTATCATAATCAACCAATAAAGCTTCTTTAGTATTCTTAATCAGATAAAAACAGCCCACCAGAAATCTAAAATTTGTTGTTACCTCCTTGTTACCCAAGGCGAACATGGCATTGTCAATGGGATACACACCACAGATTGTCACATTTTCTATACCCATTCTAAGAATCATACGCCCTATTACCTCTGGTAGATCCGTTATTTGTTGCTTTATATTCTTGTCGTCTTGTGTTAAAGGAATACATACTTGTTCTATGTCATCATCCATCATCAAGATGTGCGTATCAAGGGGGAAGTATGCGTGGATAAAGTTTCTTTGATTGACCAGGCCAAGAACACCCACAACAACAGTGTAGCCAGGACAAGCCGTCTTATATTTCTCTTCCTCCTCAGCAACAACAAATACATAGATATCTTCCTTTAACACACCCCCACGCTTTAAAGTCGCCAATGACTTCGCCATAATCGTCTCTGAACGCTTATAAGATGGGATGGCGACCTTGAACATTGTTCTACACGATCGTAGATAATCTTATTTTTACCTTTGACTCATCTATCGGGTGAATCGTGTGATGAACCTTGATCCTGTCCAAGCCATTAAAGATGATAGGTGCTTTAGCATCACCGTCTTTAAATTTGATTTTGTATTCGGCAATAACAGATTCTGGAATCGGCGGGGCAACTTCTGACACCCTCGCCAACTTTTCCCTCACCTCCTCCAAGATTTTCATCGGGTGCGTTCGCTGCTCCTGCGGCAAAGACAATTCTATTTCTAGCTTTTTGTAAATCTTCAAATATAACTGGGCAGACATCTTATGAGCCTCAGCACGAGCTGAGAACTTGTAATACGATAATAAAGTGCTTAAAATACCTGTAAAGACAGAAAACGCCCCCAAAGCAATCGCCGGCACGAGTCCGTTCGTCGCTGATAGGAATCCCGTCACTGTCTGTAAGATAATACAAGGAATGTTGATGTAATCGTTCATCCTTGTGGCAACCACAGACGATCGCTGGTGTCCCCAATAGAAACTCTCTGCCTCCTCTCCTTCTTTCCTTAGAACTTCTTCTATCCCCTCCGACCATGCCACATTTTCTCTTAGATCCGGCTTTGGTGTCGGTTCCGTCATCACTATACGGAGGTAAGTTAAAAATGAAAGGCGTTCAAGAGTAGATGAGAACTCCTCTGGCCTCTGCCGAATACTATCTGGCCAACAAGGAACGTCTCAAAGAGAATGCCAGACTATATTACTATCATAACGTGCCTGAATGCCAATCTAGAAACAGACGATATTATGCCCAGAACAAAGACAAGATCAGGGCGCAGCGTGGAAGAACAAAACGAGAGCCTCCGACTACGATACCGTTGACTAAGGAGAAAACTGTGTTAAAGAGAGTTTATCAGACTCCCAAGTGTAGGTCTATGGAATTTCCAGACGCTTCTTTCACCGTAGATTTTTCTTAGACAAGAGTATATGGACAACTCTATAGTATCTGAGACGGTAAGTATGTTCAAGGTTCGGCAATTAACGGCAGAGATGGGAACACTAACAGGCAGGGTAGATATGCTAACCAGCGAATGGAAAGTAGCCCCTGCCCAGACAAAGGATGCCTACAAAGTCATTCTGACCTACTACGAGACCCTCCTCAAGGAAAAGGTGGAGGAACTTTGGTTTTATGTGGCCAGAATTTAACAGCCCAGCTTTACTCTTATAATTAGTGTCATACTATTAAGATGAACTATTAAAAATAGGTCATCTTTCTAAAACCCAAGGCAACCCCCTTAGTCACCCACCAAAGAATTGAGCCAATCAATGGCTTCTTGAGAACTGTGAAAGATGGCATTTCTTCTTAATCCGCAGGTGTGTCTTCTTGTTGCTTTGTAGCGTATTCCATCACGCTCTGTGGTGGCGTAGATATAGAAACCCTTTTTACGTGGATGATACAGATTCATCTACTTCAGGAACATCCTTGGACTTTAGGGCTTTGACAGCCTTCTTATACACCTCTTCTTGCTCTCTTAGATTCCTTCTTAGAATGTTCAAATTCTTCTTAGTATATAAGACTGTCACAGTTTGCCTACATTTCTTCATGTCTGAACTAAATCTAGCGATCCAAGGGCTGTTATAAGAGGGAAAAGCCGTTCTAAACACCTTCATTAACTCTCTGCCACGGTAATCGGTCATCGTTGGGCGATTCAGATGCTCCTTTACCGACCAGACAATCTCGTCCATGTCGTAGGTATTATCATCAGGCTTTCTGGCTAAAGGGATGCCTTCCATCTCCAATAACGAACAGGCCATATGCTGCTGAGCGTTCTCCTCAAAGTTCATTCTAATAGGGGACTTTATTTTATTTTAAGCGGTGTCGTTCAACTTTTTTTCAACGCCGGGGAATCAAGGCATTTTGATCCCCTTTTTTATCTCTTGTTTTCTTTGTGCGATATAAGCATCTATTTCCTCTTGTGTTTGCTCTTCCTCTTCTTCCTCTTCTTCCTCTTGTGTTAAAGGAGTTTCTTCTTTCTCTCTCCTCTCTCTATCTATTCTTCTTTGTTCTGCTTCTCTCTCTAGCTGTCTGCGATATGCTAACATTCTCTCTTGACGAGCTGTTTCGGCTTCTTCTGCTTCTCTTCTTACACGCCTATCTTCTGCTCTAGCTTCCTCTCGTAATATGGCAAGTGATGGATCTTCTCCCAAACTCATAAACCATTCTAAACTATCCTTCTTTGGTTGCTGAGATTTCTCTTCTATTTGAAGAGCATCAGGCTTTTCTGGAAGGGGTTCAGGAAGTTCAGGAAGAGGTGGAAATTCTGCCCCTTTAACACTCCATCGTGACATAGATAACTGTTTAATAGATGTCTCAATATCCTTTAATGCTTTGTATTTTTGAACCTCTAGCGCCATCTCGGCGCCTGTCTTTGATACAACAGATTTCTCGGCATCATAGGCTTCGCCCCTTGCCTCTAACATCCTCTTTTTACAATCAAATTCCCTTTTACACTTTGCTAGAGATGATTCTTTCTCATTCTCATAGTATCGCAACGCTGTCTGATAGTTATCTTCAGCTTCTCTAATTGCCTTCGCTCTCTTTGCCTCTATTACTTGGAGATTTCTAGCATAATTACCCTCAATAACATTTTCCTTTTCAATATTGATTAATTCAGCTTCTCCTATCTTTGATAGTGTCATATTCTTCTTCTGTGTTAAAAGAGTATCCCTTCTTGATACCTTACCACTCTTATTACCTGCTATCATGTTTTCTTTCACTTTTATATCATTAAACTTCTTTACAAGGTCAGAATGCGCTGCTAAATGTCTAGATTCCCATTCATTGTGTGCTAGGAGTTGCCACTTGTCAACACGAATCATTCTACATACCATTTACAAAAAAGTTTAGGCCATTGAAAAAATATTTTCATACCGGGGGGGGGATCCCCCCCCCCCCTAGAATATTTTTTTTCACACCGGAGATTCTCCAGCCCACTGGCTCCGTTTCTAAAAATTTCCCTTAACCTATTCCAACCTCCTAACCATTTTAATAACCAATTGATTCTCTTTAGTAAACCAGCTTTCAACCTTCCAAGCATTGATGTTAAGGAAGTAAAAGGGTATCTTCAGAGTGATAGATGTCGTAGATATCTCTTTTAACACATTTACGACATGGGAATACATTCTATTCTTACTATTCTTTAAAATCCAGGAATCACTTTCTTAATTCTTTGTATTAGAGCAAGTTTCTGCTGACTGTCATTTGTTCCTGATCTAGCATTGTAAGCACCTCCAAACTCTTCTCCAAGAGAACGACCAAACTCCCTTAGAGCATTACCAGAGAGTCTCTGTAAATCTGCTCTTGTCCTAACGCCCATGGGAAGACTACGGTCACCAGGGGCGCCAGCAGCGCCAGAAGAACCAGAAGGAAAAGCAGGAACAGAAGGAGGTAGTCTAGGCACAGGGGATGATAAGAAATTCCTTAAGGGGTCTGACACTTGGACTCCCTCAGGGGGTGGTTCTGTTACTGGGGCTTGTTGCTGAGGCTGATTTTCTGCTAGAAAAGCATCAAAGACACCTGGCAACTCTTGTTTGAAATAGCTGATGTTATTGATGAACTCGTCTCTAGATATTCCAGCTTGCTCTGCTGCTCTGATGAGCTTCTGAACAAAATCGTCCATGCTGCTAAAGGTTCCATCATCTAGTTTTTTGTTAAGCTCAGAAGCCCAGGTGGACATGGATGAGGTAGATGGAAGAAGACTGGTCAAAGCACTATTTAATCCATATAACACAGGCATTTGGTATTGAGGGGTTTGATAGATGGTTGTATCACCACTGAGAGAAAGAGGTTGAGCCATGACAGGAGTATCGTCTTCCCCAAAATAGGCGTATCTTTGCTCTCTGGTGCCTGGCGCACGTTCGGCACCCCAAGCGTCCCTGTTTGGATCGCCACCCTCTCCAGCAAATGGCGCACGTTCGGCATTGTTCTGGTCTTCATCCTCACGAGCCTCGGCAGGGTGGTTAAAATGGGCATCGCCACCGTCATCACCGTCAAAGGAGTCATCAAAGTTCTCAGCAGCCTGATTGACTCTCTCATTGGTTCCATTTGTCACCACATCCCTTATCACACCTGTGGCATTACTCTTCTTCTGTAGGCGCTTGAATCCAAGAGTTTGGATGAGACTGTTAGATAGGGTTTGCTTGTCACGTGGTGATAGGTTAATGTTCTTAAACATCTCTGCCACATACTCGTTCAGACCCTCCATGTAGAGTGCCATGGTCTCTATAAAGGCTTTTTCGTTTGCGTCAGGGATTTGAATGCCTAACTCGTCATCGGCATATGCCCGTAAATTCCAACGCATACCAGAAGTAGATTCAATAATATCTTCAAAGTCTTGCTTATCTGCTGTTGGGGCAAAACGAAACAGAGTTGTCATCATCTTCTTCAGATTGTCAAAGGTAAATCTGGATAGATCGCCCTCTGTAATAGCATCCTCTAACCCACGAAACAGTAAGAAGAACTCCACTTTATCAACAGAACCCTCCATTTTAGAGTTGAGAGGAGGTCTGGTTGTGGCACCCCTGGGAACAGGGATTCCAACAGACAGAGAGTTCATGGCGTTGAGCTGATCAATTCTGGCTTGTAGATTTCTGTTGTAGTAATCAAAGCCGTCCTTAGTCTTCATCACACCACCCACCATACCCATGCCCACCATTGGGTCATCTACCAGATTGTCAGCCACCGTCTGAATCGTTCCCACATAATTCTGAACGATCGTCCAAGGGGCATTAACGCCACCGTCTCTGCGAGCAGAACTGTCTGAGCCAGCGCCAAGAGATGGATTGGCGAAGATACGCTGTCCAAGGACTGCCTTGGGAAGGTGGTAGTTGGCAGTTCCTGTAAGAAGCTTTCTCTCCTTCGCCTTGTCGTTGGCGATGCCATTGTAAACGCTCTGGACGGCATCATTGCGCTTCTGCCTGTGATACTCGCTCTGGAATGTCTCGCCAGTCATTAGTTCCATTTGAGGAGAGACAATAGATGGGAAATAGGATGTTCCTGCCTGGAAATCTTGCTGAAAGACATAGGGGAATGTCTGTTGAACGGCATGTTCGCCTCCTGGTTTTAGTGTTGCTACGGCTGCCATTTATACTATAGATTAACATTTTAAATGCTTGTGGATTAAGGTTTGAATAAAATGGAAGGGGGTAGCCGACGGCCTAGTGTCGGAACCATCTGAGGATTCTGAGAAGTAGAGGGAGGTGTAATAGCATTAGTAGCCCGTTGTATGGCGGCGGCTTTGATTGCCTGACGACGCTGTTCTGCCTCAATCAGCTTTTGCCTTGCTTCTCTGGCGACTCGCTCCTGGCTAAAGAAGTCGCTGCGGTTAATATCATTCACCTTAGTTAAGAATAGTTGCTGATCTTGTTGTTTTTGTTGCTGTAAAATCCTGGATTTAGCTAAGGCTTCTCTGGCTGTTGTTATCTGTGACTGGACGGCCGCTGATCTTTGATTTAGACCAGATAGGCGCTGTTGATTCTGCTGTTGGAGAGCTTGGCGCTGCTTGGCGAGCCGTTCAGCTTTTAGATCGTCCTCTAGCTGTTTCCGTCCTTGACTGTAGGCTGTCCTTGTCAGTTCCTCTGCCTGTGCGTTTTCTCTTCTAATAGTAGCAGCCCTTTCCCATTCTTCTGCTGTCTGTGGTTGGTAGCTTTTCGGGAGTTGTCTGGCTGCATGTTGCGCCCATAATAATTTTGCTCCCTCTCTGCCAGCTTCTCTTTTCCATTCTTCTAAAGCAAGATGTTCTTGAAGCCCTGGTTGAGAATACCAATCAAAGAATGCTTGAGACTGACGGTCAGCATTTGCCTGCGCCCTTTGTTCGTCTGATTGTATACCTATACTACCTAAGAATTCTTGAACCCCAGGGGCTGCGTTAATCATCTGGGCGGCTGTTAGTAACATTCCTGCTGATCCTGAAATAAGACCTGTTGCTTGGTTAGCCACTTGTTGTTCTCGCTCATTTTGTGTGGCAGATCTATTGCTAGAACTTTGTCTAACACTAGGCATAAAGAACGCTCCGCCCAGATGTTCCACGACATCCGTATGACGGTTTAGAATTTTAAGTTGTGCTTCGGCCTTCTTCTTCGTTATAGGCTCTTTGGAATGGGCGACTCCTGTTTCAGTTGTGATAACTCTGTATTTGCGGCCTACTTTCTCAAGGTGATACGGCATGTTCTACTAAGGAAAAACAATTCCATGGGAGAACACTGAATTCTCAATCAAATGATAGACAAATTCAATCAAATGATAGACACATTTTACACAATTCTTAGAAGCCATGAAGAGCCATGATTAAAGCGAGTTCTTTTGCTTTGGTTGCCATGGATCCGCCCTTTCTTCCCTTCACTGCGGCACGCCTAGGAGGAGGAGGAGGACGCCTAGGAGGAGGAGGAGGACGCCTAGGAGGTGCTGGAGCAGCCAGTCTAGGGGGTGGAGGCGGAGGTGCTGGGGCAGCGGTAACATGGTGGTATTGAGGAAGGACTTCACGAGGGCGAGCGACTTGAACTTCTTGTTGTGGAGGTGGAGGCGGCACATAGGCGGGCTGAGGGGGTGGAGGAGGTGGGGCAACGGTGTTCGTAAGGACACGAGGGAGGACTTCAGGACCACGAGCCATTGGAACTTCTATTACACCTGAACTCCCTGTTGGTGCGGAGCCTGTGTATGGCGTTACTGTCACTCCAGGACCAGAAGGCTGACTCGGGTCAAATGTCGGATAATTACTTGGACCTCGTGTATCTGGTATCTGTGGCGGCACAAAGACGGGCGCTCGTGCTGCTGCTGCTCGTTGGCGAGCTGCTTCAAATTGCTGTCGGCGTTCATTACTTACACTTCCTTCAATTCTAAAGAAGGGATTAATAAGTTTCCTGTAATCTACGAAAGCAGAAACTTCATCAGGATAATATAATTCATAATTGTTAAACGTTTCTCTTTGAAAACTATTACTGGAATTTACAAGATTATTTAACACATCAAAAGAAGGATAAGGAAGATTACCTCGTCTTGTTGATGCCTGTGCTGCCGCCTGTCGGCTGGACTCTGCTGCCATTTCTTCTGCTTGTGCCATTTTTGCCTGCACTTCTAAGAATCTTGGATCAGGACCACCTGTCCTAACCCAATTACCATTAATATCACGCTCCAATGTAGCACCACCAGTCATTCCTCTACCCCTTCTCCCCTTACCAGGGGCAGGACGGCCAGGAGGGGTAGGACGGGCAGGAGGAACCACTCTAGGAGGAACATAAGGGGGCTGAACATAGACAGGAGGATTGCGAGGCGGAGGAGCAACTGGAACATGGACTAGAGGAGGCTGAGTCGTGACAGGAGGAACATAGGGACTAGGATTTACTGTTGGTGTATATGTTGGAGGAGGTGGCACATAGACAGGCGGGGGGCTATATGGTAGAGAAGGAGCCCGAGGGGGTATGTAAACAGGTGCTTGGGGTGCTTGAGGGATTACTGGCCTGGATGCCCTCAATTCTTCCAAAGCGGCGGTCTGTTGCTGTCTTATCAGCTCTTGAGCTGCCGTTTGTTCTGCCAGCCATGTGGCATATGCTTCTTCTCTTTCCCTTGCTTGCCTGGCAAATGTTTCCCTTGCTTCCACCAGAGCTTCGGCGTCTGCTATTGCTTGTAGTCTGTCTGCTTCTGCTTGCTCTCTGGCTAATCTAGCAAGTTCAGCTTGTTCTTCATAGAATTTCCTATCAGCCTCAGAGTTTGCTGCCGCCGCTGCGTTCTGGGCATTCTGTTCTGCTGTGGCGGCATTTTGTGCGGCGTTGGCGGCTCTGTTGGCCAGTGTGTCGGCGATTGGAAGACCGATAGATAAACCTGTTCCTGCTACACCAGCTGCGGCCAAGGCATATCTGGCGGGGGCGCTGGAAGCAGCGGCAGTAAGACGACTCAATAAACTAGCCTGAGTGGATGCCGTTCTAGCAGCAGTGGCGGCAACTGTATTCTTGGAAGCAGCCAGGGCGGCACGAGCTGCCGTAGCGGAATACGGAACGATGGCGGTAGATGTTCTTGCTGCTGCTGCTGCTGCTGTTCTTGCCGCTGCCGCTGTTCCTGCCCTTGCCGCTGTTGATGCTGCCGCCCTGGCGGCTGTGCCGAATAACGATCCAAGAAATCCACCTTGTTTTTCTTTACACTTACGAGGCATTCTATACTATCTATATATATTTTTTTGAATCTGTTCATAGAAATGATTCAAAAAAAATGTAAATACAATATTTAATAAGCGATACCATTCTCTTTCACATATCTAGAAGCCTGGGGAAGACTTAGACCCTGCTCTGCCATCACTCTCTTCACAACTGCGGCACGGCTTCTACGCCTGCCACCAGACATTCCACTACCATAAATAGCACCCTCAGACTCAGCAAGAGCGCGCCTCTGTGCTGAACTGCCCACACGATACCTGGCAGGAGCATTTCCTGAACGCAGATATGCCGCCACGATCTTCCTGGGTGTGCCTGGGACTAAATCGCCGGGATCAGGACCATCACCACCATCACCACCAGGACCGCCAGGACGGCCAGGAGGACGAGGAGGAGGACGAGTAGGAGGCTCTGGAGGAGGTTCAGGAGGCTCCACAGGAGGCCAATCAACAATATAGTCCCCACCAGGACCCGCACGCTGCTGGCTCTGGAAATAGGCCTCAAGCGCTCCAATAGCTACTCCTGCTGCTAAAGCGGCGGCCACTCTTGCTGGTGTGATTCCCATACGAGCAAGACGAGAAGCGATGGTGGTGCGTGCTGCGGAGCTAGCTGTTCCTGATACACCTCTTAGATCAAGGGCGATATCATAAGCGGCATTGCCAGTAGGGCGAGTCGCTAAGGTGCTGGAAGAAGCGCCAGCAGGGCGGACAGCCAGAGTGGAAGCAGCAGTGCCAGAAGGGCGGACAGCCAAAGCACTGGAAGCCACAGGAGGGCGGTAAACAGTCAAAGCGCTACTAGTAGGGGCATCTGTTAATGTCAATGCTGAACGACGAAGGGCAGAAGAGGCGGTTGCGGCGGCTCTGGCGTTGGCGGCTGTCTGTGCGGCGGCTCTGGCTGCGGCGGCGGAGCTTGTAGCACCTCTGCTGATTCCCTGGGCGGCAGCGCTAGTAAGAGACCTGTAACCTGTCGCTAGACTGCCCACCCAGCTACCTAGACCACCACCCTCCATCTCCTCATCAGAATCGGAACAGTCACAGTCATCGTGGCCACACTTGTGGCATCTGCCGCCACGGAACTGACTCAGCCCCATGGACGGAGTGGCACCGCCGCCGACTCTCATTCCTGCGCCATAGAAAGCGCCGCCGTGCATCTGTTGTCTGAGATTTTGTTCCTCTAAGGCACGTGCGTCTGCCAGGGTTGCTCGTGCTGCTCTAGCCATTATACAAGTAACATATATTTTATTTACGCTTTCTCTCCTTTTTTAACATATCAAATAATTCTTTTGCTTGATCTTTTGCTTCCCTTAGCCTATCTGCTTTTGTTCCTTTACGCAGCACATCTAATAGATTTTTATGCTCCTTGATGAACTCTGGCTTGGGAATCGTTACGCCTCCACCCACTAGCTGATCAAAGTAAACCATCCTGTCCATTTGTCTAAATAGGCTGAATATTATTATCTAACACAGTAGTATAGATGGAAGAAACTGCTACGATACCGTTGACTGCTTCTACGATACCGTTGACTCCTCCTGCCGCCCCTGTGATACCATTATTTCCTGAACCACCAGCCAAAAAGGAAAAGAAGCAAAAGAAAAAGAAGCCTGGGCGTAATGAGCTAACCGGCCTTGGAATTATAAAAGAGTATGGAGATTTTATTATATCGTTCTCATAGTATGGAGATCGTCAAAGAAAAAGCATTTCCGGGCAACTACAACGATTCTGTTTTAGATGTGATACAACGGATGTCTTTGACCGATCTAAAAGGCGTTAAAATTATGGGTTCGGCAGCTATAAGGAGTCAGCAATACGCTGGAGACTACGATTGTCAGAACAAGGTCACAATATCTTCATTTGACACATGCGCCAAAGATATCCAAGATGTCATCAAACGAATCCGAGAGGATTGTTATATCACAGACTTTAAAATAGGGGAGGTGCCAGAATGGGATGTTGTAAAAGGCACACTGAGAGAAGGCAAACTAGATTTCAAACTCCTAGAATCTCTTTCCGTTCTGGATAAACTGAAGGCAGATAAGATTATCTCAGAAGCTGAATACAAGGGCGCTGAGCGTATGCTGCGAAATGTAGATTCTGATCTTACATTTATAGAGGCAAAGAAGGGAATCAGATTCCATGTTCTCCGTTGGAAACCGCTAGAAATCTTGGAAGGCGAGAAAACGGCCAGGGGCTACCGAATTAACTTGGAGGATGCCCTGGCCTCAGGTGGAATGGTTAAACTAGATTTAATCGCATCTATTCAAACACAATTCACAGAATTCAGTATGATATACAATTTGTTTTACAAGAAACGGGAAATAACACCCCACATGACTCGGGCAGAGATTCAAGAAGCACTAAAACAAGATATCATTTATTACAACCACAGAAGCCCATTCAAAGCACTTAAACGCTCGTTTTCGTTGGCGAAGATGTTAAACAAGACAAAGGATTTGGAAGAGATGCTTCCGATTCTGAACTCTGACCTTGGCCGTCTATACCAGATCGTAGGGGATTTAGCGTCTCTGCGAATGCTTCTGGAGCAAGGTGACCCACCGACAACACAGGTCAAAGACAATCTGGATGAGATGAGGGCGCGTATGGGGTCTATTTATTCGTTAAAGGAGTTCCTTGATGCCGAGCATGAGATTATCGGGCGCATTGAATCTATGCAAAAGATGCCCATCAAAACACTCAAGCCAGCAATATATTCTCTTTTTACACAGTTACAAGGAATCCTGAACGAATCCACACTAAAGAAAATAAAATCTCTATGATAGTAGTAAGCTATGGCATCGTTAGGATTTGACGCTCAGAAAGATAGTGTTCCAATCGCAATCGCAAGGGGTGGTGAAAAGAATTGTAGTATCTTATATCTCCACGAAAACACTGTTGGTTCATCCAAGAAAGGGGAGAGTATTGATGCCAATAAATACGCCACTGAGCTACGGACTCTGAAGCCGGCAGAACGAACGAAGCTGATTGTCCGACTTTCTGAGGCGAGAGATAAGGGTCTAGAGCCAGACCAGCTGATTGGGGAGACGGCGATAGGACGGCAGCTATACGAAAGAATTCTTGCTGATGCGAAGCTATCCAAAGATGTTTCGCTTGAGTCTGGGCAATTTGAGCTTCTCCCATCAACCGACCCAAAGAAGCGAGATGTCTTTTACATTGCCGGTGCTTCTGGCTCTGGTAAATCCTATATCGCCAAGGGAATCGCCGAGTATTATCAGAAACTTTACCCTGACCGACATGTCTATCTGATCTCTAAACTCAATGCCGATCCTGGCACTCTGGATAAGATGAAGAAGCCTTGTAAGCGTATTAATGTTCAAAGTCTGGTAGATTCTTATCCTGATTTGGACGAGTTCAAAGACTGTATGGTGATTGCCGACGATTGGGACACCTTCGGTGGGGCTGAAGAGAAGGCTGTTCTGAAACTAATTGAAGATATCGCTATCATGGGCAGACACTCTAACACCAGCATTTTGATCCTCTCGCACTATCTGAATAACTACAAAAAGAGTCGTCTCATGCTCTTAGAGGCGACGCATTTTGTTTTGTATCCTATGTCAACATCCGCTCATGCCCTGAACTATCTCCTGAAGAACTACATCGGGATGGACAAGAATGATGTTCGTGATCTAAGGAAGCTTGGTCGGTGGATTTGTGTTAAAAAGACCTTCCCTCAATATATTGTGTCTGCTAACTACGCCAGAATGCTGATTAAGGAGTAGGTTTATCATTAGGCAATAGACCGTTTTGTTGTTTCCAATCATACCGGATTTTCTCTAGAAATTCCTGTGTGCCTACGCCATAGAGTCTTTGAATGATATTAAAACACTCGTTAGAGAGTAGGGATGGGGGCAGACACTCGCCGGCGATTCTGTTGGCGATGTAGTTATTGAGCCAAACCTTATCAGCTTCCGATGCTCCTCTGGCATCTAGAATCTTCTTGGTCGTGCCTGTAGAAATCTTGTAAACTGGCTTTTTGAACTTTTCTAGCTCCTCCTTGGCCTTGGCTTTAGCTAGCTTGTCCATCTATACTACTATACATTGAATCTATTTTATTTTCAATTCAACTGTATAGTAGAAGAAATGGATAGGCTTCATTACTTTGACGAGTTGATTGGTGGGGGTAATGAAAGTAATACGATGGTAGGTGGGAGTTTCGCAGAATATTATCTTAAAAGTGGGAAACTAGACCCAAGTAGAAAATTAGAATTACAGCATTATTTAAAAGGGAAGCCATTTAGGGAGATTGTAAATCAACACGCTGTTAGTCAAGCAATTCTAGATTTATGGGGTGCTTTAAATCCTGATTTAGATAACCGTCACGCAGCAGCAAGGGCGCGGTCTAAGATACTCCAAGCACAATTACAAGACCAATCTATTCCCCTTCCTGTCTCTCATATTGCTTCTGTCAGCCCCCCTCTTGGCGCTCCTATTCCTATTGTTCCAAAATATGAACGGCAAGTTCGTCTTCTGAATCGTGATGTTCCAAGAGAAATAAGAATGTATGCTGCGGCAAATGGCCTTAATGCCGAGGAGTTATATAATTCATCAGAATACAGAGACCCAGAGGAGGGATGGGTTGATTATACTCCAGCATGGGTAGAAAGTCGTAAAATTTATAGTGACAAAATAACATTAAGAAATCCACTAACTGGTAAAAAAAGCATTGGATACACTGAGCCTCACGCCGACCCTTATGAGAGGTATCAGTTCAGAAATAAACCTGGGGCTAAAGTTAAGGCAGGTCGTGTTAAATTTATATAACACTATTATAGAACAATGTCCGCCCCCACAGGTGTCTTACGGTATGCTGGCGATTGGAATGTATCTACAGAGTATAGCTATGGGATGTTTGTTGTGGCGTCTGACTCCCAATCTTATGGTCTTGGTGTGCCTACCAATACTGGGACAGACCCGACGATACAGCCATCCGCCGTCTGGTTTCTCCTCCCATCCCCTGGAGGCAGTGGTGGCTCTTCTATCACAGCCGGCGGGGCTACGGTGGCTTGTGACGACCCACCTGCTAGTGGTGATATTACATTGACTACTAACGCTGGTGTTGGAAATGGAAGTGTGACTATTGATACTACCAGCTCTAGTGGTGGCGATGTTATTATACAAGCGGGACAGTCAGTGATAATAGACGCAACTGTAAGTGGAGGTGGTGGCTTAAAAATAGAAACTAATTCAACAACATCCTATTTTGAAAGTCAAAACACTGGTGGGGTAAATGGCTCTATTATATTTAACTCCGCCGACCCAACAAATCCAGCCAAAGTGACAATAGGCGGCACAGTAGATCCCACGGGTCTCTATGTTTCCAATACGCAGCTATTATTTAATAATGTGGCGGTTACACGCCCTAACGTTCTAAGCAAATTCGGAACTACCAGTGGCGCTCTGGCTCTTACAGCAGCTTATCAAAACATGGCAACCCAGACATATACAACATCTGTCTCATCAGCGCCTTTAACCGTATGGGGAACATTGAATGTATTAGATGCTGGTGGTGGGGGGGCTTCAGTTGTTTCCGCTAGATTAGTAATAAATGGAACGGCTGGAATAGTTCAACAAATAACCCTAGATAATAATCATTCTGAACAGATAGTCTGCCTAGGCGGCGGAACTGGACCAGTTGGGGGTGGATTATTTAATGTAGCAATTCAAGCACTAGTGACGGGAGGGGCTGCCTCAAGAATAACCGCAAGCGTAATAACAATAGGACAGACGACCCTCTCTCCATAAGTCTTAGTATCCGAAATATATATTATTCTATATAAGAAAAGCGAATGGACAACGGTATCGTAGGAGACGGTGGCGCTGAGAAGAAAGCAGAGGCCTACTCTCTGGGCGATGACGATATCAGGCGACTCCTTGGGTCAGGGTGTAAGATAACGACCTATACCGACTTAGAGCATATTCATGATATCAACCAAATCTTTGATGGGAAGGGCAGGGCTGTGGTGTTCTTCCCTCAAGAGTCAGCCAACGTTGGGCATTGGATTGGTCTGATTAAGGACGCAAGACAGATAGAATTCTTTGATTCCTACGGAAATTATCCTGATAAGCAGAAGCCTGATAAGGAAACGCAGAGGGAGCTTAACATTGATCAGCCACTCCTGACGAAACTGTTAGAGAATTCTGGCTGCCGAGTTATCTATAACAAGGTGGCGCTTCAGAAGACGAGGGACGATGTTCAGACCTGTGGCCGTCATGTAGTCTGTCGCCTTCTGTATTCTAGGTATCCTATCGCCAAATACAGAGAAATGATTAAGAGAACTGGTCTAACACCCGATGAGTTTGTAGTCCGAGAAACAATAGATACTTTAGGAAAATAATATTACTCTCTAGTAGAATGTCCTATAACTTCAGAAGCATTGTAGATGGGGGGGCTGACAGCGACATGATTTATTACAACGCAACCCTGACGGCTACAAAGACTTCAGACCTCCGATCCAGCGCTGGCCAGAGTCCTATCCGATTCAACGAGTCTCGTGATGCTCCTATCATCAGAGATGCCTCTCAGTATTACTTCTCTATCATCCGTTTCGCCATGAATGGACCAGGGAAAAATCTGCCCTTGTTCATCCCTCTGATTCAGACGAATGGCAATATCACCCCCACTCAGACTGACCCAAATCTGACTGTCTATTATGTGTCTTTGGCCTACCAGCGTGAATGGAACTACACAGATTCTACTGGTGCTGCTGCCACGACAATGATTACTCTCACCTCAACTTCTACGCCTATCAGATATATTTCTGAGACTCAGGATTTACGAGTGGCTCCCGTGCCTCCTTCTCCAGTTGCTGGCATTGAGAAGCAAGATTTAAGCAGCCGTTATTATTGGATCTACACCTACAAGCACTTCGTCCAGCTGGTGAATAATGCCATGGAAGCGGCGATGGCTAAGCTACACGCAGATTTCCAGGTGGCTTGGACATCACAAGTGACGACTCCTGGCTCTGCCACGGCAAGCCCCTATCCTACTCTGGCTTCCTTTCTGCTAGATCAGGATGTCCCTGTTCTCTACTACAACGAGGTGACGAATCTGTTTGAGATTTACGGCGATACACGCTGCTTCAATGTGTCTGGCCAGATTCGCTTCAACCAGCCCGTGCCTGAGGGCATCCAGGACAGTCTCCCCGCTTTTGTAGCCCCTGCCTATGCTCCTGGCGGCGCAGCAAGCCCATCTTCCCAGTGCTTCATCCGTTTGTTCTTCAATGACCTGTTGTTTGGTCTGCTGACTAACTTCAATAACACCTATCTTGGAGTGACTGATGGAGATACCATAGTAATGCCTTTAACACAGACAGTCAGGACTCCCATCGTAGCAAATTTTCTAACACCAGACCCCACTCTCTACACGAACGAGATTCTCTTTACCAACCAGCAGTATCAGAACATCCTCAACAACAACCCTGTTCTCCAGAACTTCAATGCCGTCCCTCCCCCAGTGTATAATCCTCTCTTCTTCCTCCCGACAGGCAAGCAGAATCTGTATTGGATCGCTAAGCAGGATTACCGATCCATTGATACCATGTGGAGTCCTGTGGCGAATATCGTCTTCACATCAGCACTGCTGCCTCTCAAGAAGGAGTTCAATGCGGCACCTGTGGAGCTGAATCAGACGAACGTAAGCGGCAAGTCTGTCCCGGCACAGAGTTCCTTTGAGCCTATCATCTGCGACTTTGCTGTTGACCAGCAGATTGAGGCCGCCCAAGGATGGCGTTCCTTCGCTCTCTACGAGCCTCAGGCCGAATACAGACTCCTCAGCATGACGGCCTCTCACGAGGAGATTAGAAATATAGATATCCAGGTTTGGTGGCGTTACCGTCTGACTGGCGAGCTAATCCCGCTAACGATGGCCAACAGCTCCGACGTGTCCATTAAGATGATGTTCAGAAAGGTGGATTTCCGGTCTTAAATCATTTTTTATCTTTAAGCAAGTAGAACTGCCCAATGTCTAATAGAATAGCCATTGTCCCAGCACTATCTCTCATTTACAAGATAATCATCGGCGATAAGTATTACATCGGCAGCACCAAGGGGTCTTTACAGGCCAGATTGCTGACTCACTACAAGAAGGCGACGCTGTTCCCAGAAAGGAAGGTGTATAAGGCGATCTCAGCGCTTGGGGGCTGGCATCTCTGCTCCGTGGAAGTGTTAAAGACCTTCTCTTACACAAACAACGAGGATTTAAGGGTGGTAGAAACAGAGTTCATTAATCTATCTGACCCACTCTGTCTGAATTCCATTCGTCCGACTTCTATATAGATAAATTGGCCAGATTTATTTTGTTTGGCTTTAGTATAAGTAGCCATGAGTTCTGACATCTCCAAGCTGGCCGTCTATGACAGTCGTATCGTTCAGCAGCAGCCCAGTTATGCCGTGGAGAAGGGCGCTCTTTCTATCACAAACAGCCCCTTCGCCGCCATCTCCCAGAGCCAGAGCCAGCACAGTTACAACATCTACGTGCCATCCGAGAATGTGTATGTGGCTCGTGACATGGACTGGGCATCCACGGTGAATCTGCGTGTGGATGTTCAGCTTAATGACACTACAGGCCAGTATCCTTTCGGCCAGCCACTCCTAGAGCTTGGTGTAGATGGCTCTCTAGCTGCCTTCCCTCTGAATGCCATGTGCGCCACCATCACTGCCACCATTAACGACACCACGACGACCATTAACTCTCAGGATGTGCTGACTGAGATTATGCGTCTGACTGACTACCGTGGCAACAGGATCCAGCGCACCTGCCCAACGATGATGGACAAGTATCTCCTGAACAGCGACGCTCTGAATGCCCAGAATGACCCCATGTCTGGCTACACCAACGCCGCCCACGACTACGCTGAGCCTACCAACGGTTCTTGGAACAATGTGGTCTTCACCAATGCTCAGGGTCAGGTGCTTCTACCCAGTGTGCCTGCCACCACCTACGTGGATTCTTACGGCAACACTGTGGATGTGGTGGATGGTATTCCCGTCTCTACTGTTCAGGTGGCAGGACCCAATGCTGGTGGTGTGAACGGCATCTACAGTGTGTATCTCCAGTTCAGGACTGTGGAGAAGCTATCTCTAAGCCCTTTTATCTTCGCTAACGAGCATGGCGAGGACACTGGTCTGTTTGGTATCAATAACATCCAGCTAGTGATGAACATGCGTGATCCTAACAGGGCGCTTCGTCTGCGTGACAAGATTGTAGGCACCACAAGCAAGCTCTACTACGGCACTTCTGTGCTGCCTGACCAGTATTCTCCTCCTATTAGCTATAACACTGGCGTGGCCACAGGACCCTTCAGCGACTCTCAGCTACACGTTCAGTTCCTGACCCCCAGTCTAAGCATCCCTCTGCCCCCCAAGAGCTGCGTGCCTTACCTGGAGTTCCCTCGTTACATCACCCAGGTGGCGAATCCTCTGAATGCTGCTGGTCAGCCTGGTGATTCTGCTCAGCTGGTGTCTCAGACCATCACTCTGCCCCAGATTCCCGATCTACTGATTATCTATGTGAAGGCCATCGCCAACCCTACCGAGACTGCTGTTGACCGTTCCAGGGATCCCGCCCTGCCTCAGTATGGCTCTGGCTACCTGCCTGTGCTAACATCTCAGTATGGTTCTCGTTCTGTGGCTCCTCTGAGCGTGAATTTTGATAACTTCTCTGGTCTGCTGTCTTCTCACACATCTGAGCAGCTGTATGCCATGAGTGTGCGTAACGGTCTGGAGATGGACTGGAACACCTGGTCTGGCCAGGCTCGTGTGGCTTCTGGTGCTGGCGGCACTAGTGTGCCAACTGTGGGCGGCTTCCTGGTGCTGAAGCCAGGTGTTGATCTGACTCTCCAGGAGGGTCAGGCACCTTCTCTGGTGGGTAACTTTACTCTCCAGTTCAATCTGAGTGTGCGTAACACTTACCCCTTCTCTGTGCGCCCTCAGATTTTCATCATCACGGCCAACTCTGGCTTCTTTGAGAGCATCCGTGGTTCTTCTCGTATCATCAAGGGCGTGCTATCTGAGCAGGACATCATCGCCGCTCCTCTGGCACCTGCTGGCACTATGGCTGGTCTGGCACGCATGGTGGGTGGCAAGATGCTCCGCATGGCTAACCGCATGATGTATGCTCCCCGTTCTGGAGAGCGTCGTGAGAGCCAGCAGGCACCTGACCGTCAGCGCAGTGGCGGCAAGATGGGTCTAGCTCAGCGCCTAATGTAAGACTAATATTTGACATTTGAAGCTACTATACAGTTGACAAAATAAATGTGTTAGAGTATCCGACATATTTATTTTATATACCTTAAGTATAAATGGCACTAGAATCCCTATCTAACCCACTTCAGGCACTTTCTGCCCAGCCTTATGTGATGAACCTTCGTTCTCAGAATGCCGCAACTAACAATGTGACATGGAACCAAGACACTCAGTATTTCTTAAACGACGTAGTTCGCTCTCCTCTGACTGGTGGCATGTATGTGTTTGAGGCGTTTGACCAGGCTCTAGATGCTGACACTGCTTGGACTATCCTCTCTGCCAACGACCCTTCTTCTCTTCTGGGCGCCGTTGAGGGTTGGGCGCCTTTCCAGGGTGCTGGGCTAAGGAGTGTTGCTCAGACTTCCGCTGCTGTGACTGGTGTTGCTGCTGGTGCTGCTGGCGCTCTTGGTGCTACTGCTGGTCTAACACACCCTATCAGTCTTCTTGGTCTTGGTGTTGTTAGCAGGTGGCTGGTGACTCTGGATTACACAGCATCTTTGACTGGTGCGCCTGCCCCTGCTTTTGCTGCCACAGAGTGGGCGACTTGGACTGTTTCCGCCAACGGCACAGCTCCCGTGCCTCGTCTGGCAACTCATGTCTTTGGTTCTGGTGCTGATGCTTCTGGTTCTCCTGTGTCTGTTGTGGTGACTGCTCCCGCTGATGCGACACAAATCACCGTTTCTGGTATCCAGAGCGCCACTTCTGCCGTTCTGCTGCTAACTGGCGGCGTGACTGCCACATTTGCTCGCCTATCTTAGACTAATCATCAGTTTAATTTATAAACTATAGTAGAAAAAGATGAGTATCCAAGGACTACAAAACCCTTTCCAACGCTTACAGGTTCTTCCGACGACAATGAATTGGCGTGGGACGTGGCTAGAAGACGATACTTACTTTAGAAATGATGTAGTGGTTAGTCCTATCAATGGAGCATCTTACATTTTGACGAATCAGACCACCATTACTGGCGCCCCAGACCCATCTGCCAACCCAGAATTTGTAGAGCTTTCCCCTCTTTCTACCGGCATAATAGGAATTACTCAAGGAACTGGCATTCTTATTACAGGACCCGCCAACAATCCCACCATCACTAACGATGGCGTAGTCACAGTGGATGGGGATGGTGTGACGATAAATGTGGATAATACGGATCCAAACAAGCCAGTAATCTCGTCAAACTCCATTACTGTTCTTCAACAAGGCCAGGGTATTAGTGTAAACAACACGAATCCTCAAGTTCCTGTGATAGGAAACACAGGGGTTCGTCAGATTCTGGCAGGGGATGCCACTGTGAATGTGTCTAATCCAACAGGGATTGTGTCACTCTCAGCGAATGGACTGCTCAGTATAACACAAGGGGCAGGAATATTAGTGACAGCAGGACAAAATCCACAGATATCTAATACAGGTGTTATAAGTGTGTCACCTGGCGCAGGAATAGGTGTGACACCAGGGCAGAATCCGACGATTTCTAATGAGGGTGTTCTAACGGTGTCAGCAGCAGATAGTTCTATTGTTGTAGATAACACCGACCCTCAGAATCCCGAGATACGAACAACAGCTCCAGTCTTAGCGAGATGTCTTATTGTTAGTAATATTAGTAACATACCAAATGTTATCGCCACTCCTAATACTGCTCTTTCTATTGGTGTCACTCTTCCACCACTTCCGAACATCTTTAACAACTATCTTGCCAATGGCGCTCCAGATGCTACAGGTATCTTTATGATAGATATGACACAGATGTTATTTAATTTTTTTGCGTCAGGTGCTGTTGTTGGGAATGTCTTTTATGTTGCTTTTTTTGATAATGTTAATAATCATGAGTATGTCTCTACAACTGTGTTAAATACTAGTTATTTGGTTGTTGGTCAAGCGTATCCGATTACGGCAACTCCTGGCATGGTTTATTTTAATGTGGCAGACGCAAGGACTATAGGTTTAAGAACTGTATCTACTGTTAGTATCTATAACAATACAAATGCCAATATGGCAATTCAAAATGTGTCATCTTTGATTAATGGAACTTATTATCCTTTAGGATTACAATAATGTAAATACAATAATGTAAATACAATAAAGTAAAAATATAATAGTTTTATCTTATAGAATGGCTCAAGGTGCTATAGATTTATCAGACCCTTTAGATAGGTTAGATGCTCTCCCTACCGCTATAAACTGGCGAGGCGAATGGGATCCTGATATTCTGTATTACAGAAATGATATTGCTGTATCGCCCATTACGAAAGGATCATACATCAATGTCACTCCGGCAACGACGATTAGTGGTGGGGGAGACCCTTCTCTAAACGCAGTTGCTTGGTATGCTTTTGGTTCAGGAGCGCCAGGCGTTCAAGAGATTACAGGCACAGAATACCTCACGGTAGGACCAACAACAACGCCAAAGATTACGAATAATGGCGTTGTCACTCTAGAAATAGCACCTGGTAAAAATCTAAATAACCTTGGCACAGCTCAAGATCCTATTCTAGAAGACACTGGTGTTACAAATGTCTTAGCAGACCCAGGTATTCTTATAACTCCTGACATATCAAATAGTAATCTATTGTATGTTGATAACACAGGGGTAGTCAACATAATCACTGATTCTGCTTCTGGATTTACAACAGGATCTAATATTAACAACGTTAGTCTATTTTACACAGGCATATTGTCAGTAAATAATCCTCCTAATTCTGGAATCACGGTGGGGACAGGTCAGACGCCGCTTGTGACTAATACAGGTATTTTGTCTATGGCTATTGGAACAGGATTAACAAATATTTCTACGCCTCAGACACCAGATATCATAAATACTGGCGTTATTGATATATCTGGCTCTACAACTGGGTCAGGTGTTACCGTGACAGGATTTCCTAATATTAAACTATCAACTACTCATCCTTCTATCTCTCTGATAGGCACAACAACGGGTTCTATGGTTCCTAATCCTACAACAGCCATTAATATTCAGACTGCGGCACGAATCCCAATCACTCAGACTCCAGGAACTTTCTGGGCTACGAGTATCGCTACACAGACACCTTATTCTTCTGGAACCTATCTTATAAAAGTATGTCTTACTATGTTAGCGGTAGGACAACCAAGTGTTGGAAATCAAATTAGAGCGCCTCTAGGATTTACTATCTATGATTCTGTAAATAATGTGTCTTATGTCCCTAACGATGTGCCAATTAATTGGATACAGTATCCTAAAGACCGAGGAAGAGACTTTAATCCTCCTTTTGTTTCTCCAATAATCACAACGATTGTGGTAGATTTACAGACTCTATGGGCTTCTGGATTTAGAAACATGACTCATATAGAAATAGACCAGCCAGGAGCGCCAGGGTCTAGATTTGACTCAGTATATCAGCTATCCCAGACAAATAATCTATTCGCCATTTATTCCTCAGCTATCATTGCGCCCAGAAGGCCTCCTTAAATCTTGGTCGTGCTTAGGATTACCATCTAGAAAAGAATACACTCTAGCCATCGCCCACTGTTCCTTGCTCAATTTCTTAGACATTGGTGCGTTCACTCCTTTCTTGAACGACCCCTTCATTCTTACAGATGTAGGGTTCGTTTTATATGCTCCAATACCCCTGTTATAGACTTCTTGTAGAGTTCTACGAGCAATACCAGTGGCCTCACTTAGCTCATCTAGAGAAGCTTGTTCTAATCCTAGGCGTTCAAGGACATTCTCCCTATGTGTCCCACCGCCTATAAAATTACCTAACATATGGCTCTGGTAAGAGGCATATAAGGGTGAAAATATACTTCTTACTAAGTGAGCCATGGTAAACTGTCTGACTTCCACACCTGGGATTAAATGACCAGCTATCTGATAGAGTGGATCTCCTCTGCTATAGATGCGTCTATGACGAGGATTCCCTCCTAATTCTCGTGGTTCAACAGCGCCATTGTAAGATAAGGCATTCTTAATGAGACCCATTCGTAGAAATCTATCTAGAATGGCAGCGCCGAGAGAGTGTCCTACGCCGATGTAGTGATACTGAGAGGGCGGATATAGTCGTTGTAGTTCTGTGAGTTTCTGTAAATCCTCTCTGAATCTGTCAGTATTGTCTAATGTGCTGAGGGCAACATTGTCCCAAGCAGCGACATCTCTGGCATCCTCAGTTCCCCTTACAGATACAACAATAACCCTATCATGTATATAGAATTTTAAGGTCGGAGTAGCTGCCAAGAGTCTGTAGCTGCCGATTTGACGATGTGTCTGGCCAGAATAGGCAGATTGAGCCATTTTTTGCATATCGCTCATGGATATCGTCCTAGACATTCTATAGAGTAGAAATATTATAAGTTAAAATGCTTCTTATATGAGGCAATATTTCTGTTAATATTGGTAGAGTTACCCCAGAGGATAAAGTAAGAAAGGAAACCTGCTTTGGTTGGATCACCAGAATCTAAATCTTTGAGATGGCGTTGTCTGTATCTCTCTCGCTGTTGCTTGTCATGTGTTAGAGTATAGTCATCCATCCCTGCTGCTCCAAAATGTGTTGTCTTGGTTCTCCCAGTATCTGTAAGAAAGGTTGCCATAAACTTCTTATTGGGCTTTGTAGATTGTGAAATAGATTCTAGAATCATTCTATATATTGTTAGGGATTTTATTTGGTTAAGCTGCTTGGGAATGTAAAAAATATTTTAGGGGGTGGGGGGGATCCCCCCCTGGGGTAAAAAAATAATTTAAAATCTATACCAGAATCCTAGGAACTATTATCTAACTCTAGAATATATGGAGATTCCATCAGAGGCATTTACAGAGATAATTTCTTATCTTGAACAGCATCCCCTTGAGATTAATAAGTATCGTATCAAGACAGGAGAGGGTCGTTCGCAGTGCTTTGGGATTGTGAATAAGCGTTCTGAGATTCCCGATCTATCTAGATTATGTTGGCATCACCCTTATCTCTATAAGCTGCTTCTTGACTTTGCTAAGAAGTATGTTAAGATTCCTTTCACAGGTATTCAGGTCAATCAGAACTATTTTAGTAAGCCGCATCGTGACGTGGGCAATAATGGAGATTCTTTGATTGTGGGCTTTGGGGATTACAAGATGGGAGAGTTGGTTGTCTATGGTGTTCCTCATGATATAAGACACAAGCCATTGATCTTTGATGGTTCTAAAGAGATACATTGGACTACACAATGGACAGGAACGAGATATTCAATGGTCTTCCACACTCTAGAGCCAAGATTCCCATTAATCAGAAATCTAGAAGACTATGAGCCGGTGTGTGTCAATGGTCTCTGGAAAATCAAATATACAGATTTAGATGGGGTAGAAAAATATCTGGACAAGAAGCATGGGCTGCCACACGCCCTTCTGGGGCGAAAAAAGTGTTGATGTAGTAAGTATCATAATTTTTGTGTATAGGGACTAAAATAGGTCATAAAAGGGTATCTATGAAGATTTGATTAGGGTCTCTGGCGCTGATGCGGCCGAAGGCCGCCGAGGCCGTTAGGCCGAGACCGACTTAGTTAGTATCAGGATTTGTGTAAAATGAATAAATTCTATGTCATTAACGGGATTCTATGATGCCCC